ATAAGCACTTGGCCAAACAGAATAGCGAGACTTGACTTTATGGTAGCAAGCATCTTTCTTGCCACTACCTTTACCCTTCACATCTCTTGCTTCCTGCATTTCAAAACTCTCTGCTGAATAATCACCAGACTTGTGCTTCTTATAATCTTTCTTATCAGTGAAAGTTCTTACCATTGTTGGTGCAGCACCACCAGACTTTTGTTGTTGTCCAGGATCCTTTCTACTCTTGCGTGCATCAGCACTTCTAATCTTCTTTCTTCCTTCCTTAGTTTTCTTCAGACCAGCAAGTCTTCTGGATGAGTAGCACTTAGGAGTTTTTGTTTCTCCTTCTTCATTAGCACATGGAGACCCGTCAGACTGCACCCAACCTTTCTTACCATCCTTTGACTTTGACTTACCAAACCAGTTATGGAGAGTGCCACCCTTCTTTTTCTTCTCTTCTAAAAACTCACCTTCTGGTTCATGTGAGTTGGCAAGAGGAAGTTTTGATGGAAGAACTTTTTTAGGATCACCACCCATTTTTTCCACAGCTCTTCTTAAAGTATTATCAGGATTTCCCCTATCTTTAGGATTTCTAGAATCATAAACTTCAGAAACATCATCACCACCAGTCATATAAGACGCAGTTGCATCAGTATCATGTGCAGTATCAGTTATCTTTGCCTGCACCCATGCAGGGAGATTATCAGCATCAGATTTCTTTGCAAGAACTCTTGCTACCTTTTGAAGATTATCAATAGATTTCTTGACCTGTGTCTTTGCCATTGACACTTCATGGTCTTTTTCCTTAGCCATGTTTGGCAGCAATTATAAACTATTCTTTATTATTTAGAAAACCTTGCTTGAGTAGTTTTTGAAGTTCTGTTGTTGACCCAACAAAAACTGCATTGTTAGTAACAGTGTTTGGACCTTTCTTATCCGTTTCTTCCTCCACATCTTTCAGTTTCTTCTGCAAGTCAATTAACTTATCAGTAGTATCAGCAACACTCTTAATTAACTGACCTGCAACTTCATATGCTCTAGGACTTCCACCCTCACCTGCCAATTCCATAATTCCATTGATTGCTTCCTGACCTTTTTCAATCAGTGAATACAAGTTTGCTCTTGTATATTCATAGTCTTTTGAGATATCAGTCTTCTCTTCACGTTTTTTGATACTCTTAGGAGCATCATCAACCTCAACAATGCTGCTCTCAACATTCAGAGCTTCATCAATAGAATTAAATTCAGACATAAGAATCAAATATCAGTTTGTAAAGTTGGACTGTATGATTTGGAGTCCCCAAGGTATGTCCAGTCTTCGTCAATATCAAATGGATCTCCAGGATTTGCGTCAATTGGGTCTGGAACTGCGGTGTATCTCATCTCCCTCTTCGCAGTCTGGGTATTTGTATCAAGATAATTATCAACAATAACCTTACGAATAAGACCTTCTGGATTATCAGCAACAGGACCGAAGAGATAAGTTTTTGCTGTAAATCTTAATGTATATATCAATGATCTTCTAGCAGAGAAATCACCCTCATAATCATCCTGAAAATCTACACTATTCAGAGTAATTGGAATATCTCTTTTCTCACCAATAGAATCAATGAGATTGATTGTAATATTGAATGATGGTTGGAAAAATGGAAGTATCTGCTCAACAATTTGTAGAGCATCATCATTCAACTTTGATAAGATACTTAACTCAAAACCAATATTATATGGCACTGGCATATAAACTTTCTTAATATTTCCAGTTTCATCACATGCCTTGAATGTTTGAGTTATACCGGTTTTTCTGGTTGCATCATATTCTAATGAAACCATTTCAAATGCCATTCGGGGAAGAGTCATTGCAATGGGTTTGTTTAATCTTGCTTGCTCTTCTATTTTTGCAAGATACTTTTGTTTTGGACCGTATGATAACCCAACTTTTATTTCTTCAAGAACGTTTCCTTGTTTATCATCATGTTTGATATAAATTTCATTAAATAAAGTTCCAAACCCAATAATAGTCTTTCTTATAATTTCGTGATAAAAGTAAGTACCTAACATTAATATTCTCCAAATGGATTAGTCTCTGTAAAATCTATTATATCAATTGCTCCAAGTTCTATTTCTTCATTAGAATCATAAGGATCTTCATATGAATTGGAATCGTAAGATTCTACAACATATCTTGCTGAAGAAATTGTACCTACAACAACTTCACCGGGATAGAATGATCCATTATTTATAGATACTCTCAATTTAGTGCTAGCAGGTATTCCTGGAGTAGTTGATGCGTAAGTTCTAAAGTCTCTTACAATTGCCTCAGTTCCAGAAGTTTGACCAATAACAGTTTCATTGTATCTAAAGGTGCCAATTCCTGTTGGGTCTACTGATTCTATTGTTACCGATGGTGCTTCAGTATATCCATAACCAGTATTTGTGAATCTTAGTGTATTGAGTTTCCCCTCAGAAATAACTGCGACTGCTGTTGCTGTTTCTCCAATAGAAGGTCCACCAATCGTAACGGTTGGAATTGAATAGTATCCACTTCCAGGATTTGTTATGCTTAGTGCAGAAATTCCATTATCAACAATAACAACTGTAGCAGCTGCCCCAACTCCTCCACCGCCAGTAAACGTAACAGTTGGTGGATTTGAAGAATCATATCCAGACCCTGGACTTGTTATGGCAATATAATCTATGGATTGTACACCACCAATAGAAGTTGTAATTGCGACAGCAGTCGCTGTAGTGCCAAATACTGGGTCAGATATAGTTACAGTAGGTCTAGATGTATAACCAGATCCATCATCGGTTAATACAATTTGACCTATCATTCCTTCATTTCCAACAATTGCTGTTGCAGTTGCTTGAGTCGATGATCTCACTAAAGTAATAGTTGTAATAAAACCTTCATCTTCTATGACATTATCGACTTCTTCTATAGAAGTATCAATCTGCTCATTTTCATACTCATAGAGCTCACACTCTAGTTCGTAAATATAATTTCTTCCAAGTTGATAAAATGGTTTTTCAAATTCTACTCTTTTGATTTCAAATAATCTTTCCCCAAGTGGAAAATATATTAAATCTCCTTCTTTTGGTCTCTCAACCAAATCTGACATATCATATTCAGTATTAACACCTTCCCTAATACCAGAAACCATCCCTTCTAAGAATGGAGTAATAAATTCTTCAAATCTTTCTCTTGAAATAGTTAAACTTACTTCATTTTTTAATTTTAGACCAAACTTACTCATTATATCTACACCAGGATTATATCCATCGTAGTTGTTTATATAAGCTTCTATTAAAAATGAATCATCAAATTTTGATGACTGTATTTCTTCTATAACATTATCTTTAGAAAATATTTTACGGGGAAGATAGTATACTTCAACACCATAAATTTTTAATTGCTCATTAATTAAATCTTGAACAAGAAATTGCTCATTCGTAGATCCTTGAAGAAAGAAGGGATTTAGTGCCATAATTATCCAATGAAGTCGTATGGTGGAAGTTCGTATTCCATAGACATTTTTTGTTTAATTTCTTGCAACTCTCTTTCACCATCTTCATACAATTGCCTACCATTTAATTCAATTCCGCCAGGAAGTTTAACGCCTTGGAATTTAATTAAATTTTGACCCCATTGCCTTTTGATAAGTGCTGTCAAATAGAGTTTTACGAAACTATCATTATATATTTTTGAAAAATCTTCTGGGTCAAGTGCTCTGTAGCAATCTAAAACCAAGAAAGTATCTTTTGTTTGTGCTTTCCAATCAATATCAAGATATAATCTATTTTGACGTTTGTTAAATCTTACCTGTTTATCAGTTGTCAGAAGAAAATCAATATCTTCCAGATATGATTTAGTCATTGCATACTGAAGTAACTCGACTGAATTGAAATAGTATAAGTCATTCAAAAACAACTGATATTTAATACTAAACATTCCACCTGAAATAGAGCTAGTATCAAATCTGAATATTTTTTCAATACCAATTACAGAGTCTGGTATTTGAATGTAATTTGATGTTTCATAATAGTTGAAAGTTGTTGCTGCTCCAACTATTGTGGAAGTTCCAGATGTAGTTACAATACCAACACCATCAGTGCCCGTTGCTTTTCCTCTGTTTATATCATCTTCACTAATTTTATATTTCAAATACATTCTTTCGACACCATCATAGTGCCTTTCATTGAAATATTGAATAGTATCATCAACTAAATCGTCAATTTGCTCATCAGCAACATTAATTTCTAATACTGGTGCTCCCAGTCTTCTTAAACAGTAATCTACTAATTCTTGTTTAGTGGTTGGTTTTGCCATTAGTATACACCTCCGTCAATTACAGATGTCCAAGTCGGTATTCCAACAGCATTTGTTGTCAATACGAAGTAAGTTTCTGTTAAAGCATTTTCTGTACTAGCAGCACCAATTAATCTGCCAGTATTGTCAAAATATGCAATTCCATTTGGTCCATCATAATCATTAGCATCATAATATAATCCTTCAGTTACACTTACAAATCCAGTAACCGTAACGTCACTATTGATTTCAATATCACCAGTAAATGTTGAAGTATTTGATACGTATAAATTGGTTGTTGTTACTAACCCAGAGAATCTAGCATTTCTCCATCTCTGAGTTGTAATACCAAGGTCATATGTATTATCAGTATTCGGTACTAAGTTTGATACAAATTCACCTGTAACATTAATATCATCAGAAGTTGAATCTCCAATCCCAATAGTGCCACCTCTAAAAGTAGCATTGCCTATAAATTCTGATGTACCTTGAACTTTTAAATTTCTACCGATAAAGGTATCATTATTGACGTATAAATCTCCACCAGTTGTTGTTATACCTCCAGAAGAGGCAAGTGTGGTGACACCTACAGATTTAAAAGTTGAATTTGCTACTAGTTGATTTAAAATATCAACAGCAGCATTAATATCAACGTTGGATTGAAAAGTTGAGAATCCAACAACTGATAGTCCCGCACCGACATTGAGATTTTTACCAACTCCAGCACCACCAGTTACAATTAATGCACCTGTAGTTGGTGAATTTGAATCAGTAGTATTGCTAAAAGTTACTATACCAGTTATGTTGAGTGTAGACGAATCAATCTGATCCGTCATATAGAATGTTTCTGTAGAAACATCCCAGACTAAAATTAATCCATCCTTAGCTTGTAAATCAGAATTAACATCTGATAGATTAATTAATCTTGTTGGAGGTGCTGCTGCATTAGATAAAACACGAATTACATTCTGAGAGCCAATTCTATCGTTTATACTAGGCATTACCTGGTTACCCCTGCTCTTACTAATGCTGCTCCTTCAACAGCTTTGTATTCTATGCCATTATTTGTTATCTTTACGTCAAATACATACCTACCTGGTTTTAAATCAACTGTTTGGGGTCCAGTCAAAGATATTGATATGATACCCAATTTTTCACTGGCAACAGTGGAGGCAAATGATACTGATGTTGAAGAACCGTAATGTTTTCTCAATTGAGCTTCAGTCGAAGCATTGGTTAATTCCAAAGGTCCATTAGTTCTACTATCCTCTAATTGGAACGATGTTTGAAAATCATATCCCTGCTCAATCACAATATTGGATACATAAACTGCCATTATTAGACATAGAATTATTCCTTTAGATATTTATATCCCTCGGGATCTACTATATTTGTTTATTCACCAATGTCAAGAGCAAAGATTTAATTTCACTTATATCTGATTTTATTTGATCAATCTCTTCCCTTTGTCTTTTCCTGTCCAACTTCATTTTCATATATTGATTATACTGATTTGTATCAGTATTAATAATAGCACCTGATTCTTCACGAAACAGGTGCTTATGTCCTTCAACTCTTATCATGCCAGTGCTATTACTCTAAGGTCTTTGAATTTTGGAGCACGTGCTTCATTAGTACCACTGGATACTATTTTAATTCTAAATCCAACAAATTGCTCTAAATTATCAGCACTAAACTGATACTCAAGAAACTCTTCATCATTACTTGCCCTTACAAATGCATCAGGTCTACCGTTATTTAACGTAGCATCAATAACAACATCTCCATATCCATCACCATCAGTATCTTTAAGATTATTATATCCAGGGAATAACTCAAAAGATGATGTAGAAGAATTAACTTTTATTAATTCATAAAGAACTCTGAAATCTGCTGAAGAATCTCTGTATGCAGAAACAATTACCTTCAGAGAAGATGCAGGTTGCTTCAGTTGAATTGTATTTGTAAAATAAACTGATTCGTGTGGATCAAGAGTTTCTGTTTTTACAAGTCCATTAGATGAATAATTAGATACAGGAGAATTTAATCTATTTCTGATTAAAATCGTAGAGAATGTATCATTACCTACATCAATAAGTGGAGACAAATATTCATTATCACCTCTCGACATCTCTAGTCCCATTGTAAATGACTTATTACTAGGTAAGTTTGTTAATCTTACAATTTCACTCTTTTTAGAAGAAACTATTCTCGTTGTATCTAATTCATTTACTTCATCTAACTGCACAGGCTCAAATCCTTGGTCAACAAAAGAAACTTCAGAGCCTGAGGCACTAGTGCCAGAAACTGTTCTTATTGACGCAGAAAGAGTTGTTTTTTCACCTGGAGTTATATAATCTATACTTGGTAGAATGGAATTAAATTGAATATTCTTACTACCAGTAGCATTACTTCCTCCTACATAATTTTCATCTGTAAAGCTTAACTGAGTATCTCCAGTTTCTCTACCAGTACGATCTATTTGTAGATAATACTTATCAATATCACCCTCAGATTTTAATGTCTGGTTTGATGGTAAATTGTGGTCTGTGTTGATTCTTCTAAGAGAAACTCCATTTAATTCATATGGATATACTGCATCGTTAATGTTGTGTGTCGTTACCGGTGACCCATCAACTCCTCTTTCGACGATAGATAAAGTTCCTTGTGGTGAAGATCCTGCTGTAATTCCATTGTAATGGAGTATTTCTGCACCTATTTTTAGATAACCTTCTTCAGTCGATTGACCTTCAAATGTAGCAAAAATAGTTGTGTTTGCAACAGAAACTAATGTTGAATCGGAATCAATACTAGCAGTAAGTGTTGATGGAATTGTATTTGGAGAAACATTTGAAATAGAAACAACATTGTTATCAGAATGCATTCCATGATTACTCTGATTAACTTCAATCACATTTCCAGTATACAGGTCACTAGAAGTGGTGGATGAAATAATATCGGTATTTGCATATGCTACTGCTGTTGCACCATCATATACTACTAAATCTGAAGAAGTGGTAAATTCTTCACCTTGGACATTTGTGAGATATAAGGTATTGAAACCATTCAGGGTTTCTACGGTAATTTGTGCTCCAGCACCTTTAGTGACATCTGCCGTTGTAATTCCCAATACATCACCTAAAACATAACCACTTCCACCACTTGTTATTGTTGGTGTCCCCGAAAGTTGACCAGAAGAGAATGTAACCGTTGCTTGAGCACCACTTCCAGATCCAGTGATATTGTATAGGGAAACATTAGTATAAGTGGCATTACTGTAACCTGCTCCAACTAATGTTGAGGATACTGTGGATAATTCACCTCCAACATTTTCAATATATCCATATGGACCAGATGCAGATGTTGTGTCACTAACCTTATTGCCAACGACCAACACATCATTTAAATCTGTTGCGGTTGTAATTCCGATGGTTAATTTTCTTGGAAGTGTTTTTATCGCATTCTCAGACAGAGTATTTAAATTAATATCATCATCTAAAGTTGGATTGTAGAAATATGCTGTACCAGAAGTTGATGTGAAATTTGCTCTATAAAGATTGAATTTAACATCCTCATATTGACTTGCAGTCCAAATAGTGCCATTTTGAGATTTAAATAAACTACCACCAATGTATTGTTTTCCAATCTTGATAGACTCAGATACTGGCAACGACTGTGTTTCAATGGTGATATCTCCCATTCTAGAAGCCCAAACTTCATAATTATCTGAAGATGGTGATAATAAAACTACTGCATATTCAGTATTTGATTCCAAATAAATTGGTGATGGGAAGTTAATAACTGTTTCTACAGATGCATCTGATGAAGTGGTAATATCTTCAGGATTGACTTCCACTGTTGCATAATCATAAACTAAATCTGCAGTTGGAGTCCCTAATTCAACGGTTCTAATTTCAACTGTTAACGATGTAGATGGATCTTTACTTGAGAAATACAACCCTAAAGAAGTTAAGAAAGATCCTGTGTTTTCATCTGTAGTAAATGTTTGTGCAAGAGGATCACTTCTTCTTGGTGGTGGGGGTGGTGGTACAAGAATTATTTTAGTTTTTTTATAAGTATCTATTCTTCCTATAGCTCTATAAGATGTTTCTCCACTACTAATAAGCACACTTCCTGGAAGATTTTTGGCATTCAAACTACTTGAAGTAAGTTTAAAAGTTTTTACTCCTGTTTTGAATTTGAAAGGTGGATTATTTAATGGATTTCTGATGAAGAAAGATCCAAATGCACTGCCGTTAGTATCAGTAATAATTCTAATGTTAGATACTGTTGCTTCTGCATTACTAGTTTCACCACTCAAAACCATACCGGTTGTGATGTATCCATTATATTTACCGATAACCTGATCTGACAAAGATTCTTCATCAATATTTAAAGTTGTTGAAGATGCGGAGTAATTTTCTGCTACGAAAATTGAACTATTGTATGGATTAGAAGTATAAGTTGTAGATGGATTATTATAGGGTCCTGTCTTATGATTTGAGTTTGCTACTCTTGCACTGAATAATTGAACACCATCAACATATCCCCTAACAGTTTCTCCAACCTCAAATACTCCAGATACCATTTCGATTTCAATCAGTTTTGGAATAATATCAAGCCCAGAAGAACCATCGAAGAAAGAATAATATCTTGTAAATGGTTTTAAATTTGTCGATTTATAAGTTACATTTCTTGAACGAATGTGTGGGTCAGGTACACTAGATGTTTTAACAATTTGTGTATAATTTGGACCCCATCCTGTGACAGTTCTAGATCCACCATCAACATAGATATTTCTCACCCAAGTGTCCTTGGATGGTCTCAAACTAATATTTCCAGTATACTCAACAACATTAAATTCATTAACGTTTACGACTCTAGATGCAAATTCTTGAGAAATCCACTTTTCAGATTGATACTTCAGAGTGATTACATCACCACTTTTTTGGACATCGGAATCTAATAAATTTACACCATCAGATGCTAATGCAGTTTCTAGTTTAATTGATTGCACATCTGAAGAAGATTGCAAGAAACCATTTTCAATATCAAAATCACATTTTGATAAAGATCTATCACATCTATTTTCATCTCTAAAATCATCTACAAAGAAACCGGACTTAAATCTATCAAACCCATCAGCATCTCTGACTTGAAGTGTTTTAGTATCAACTTCTAGGAGAGAAAGAGTAGTTAAAGTTTCTAAATTAGATACACGATCTTCAATATCACCAATATCTCTCATAGTGTATCTTCTATTGTCAACCAATGTTATATTTGCATCATCTGGATTGTAAAGATATGCAGGATATTCAATAGTTGCAATATTCATTACATCATCTGTATCTACTGGTGGTTTAGGACTTACAGAAGATACACCTTTAATGACACTGAAGTTACCCTCTTTATTGAGGACAACTTTATCTATTCTTGGAAGATAAAAATCATATCCAATCAATGAGCTTTCTGCTGGAGATACTACTAGTGATGGGTTTATACCAGCAGTAGAAAAGTCTCTACTTGCAAATGCAAATGGTGATGATACAGAAGAGGTGAACTTTGCTACTCTTGGTCTGAAATCTAAAGTATCAGAAGCTCTAACTGTATTTGAGATGTGTGGTATATCTGCACCAAATCTTTCAGAGTCATATGAATTTACGGTGTAAATATCACCATCATCATCGGAAGGAACTCTATAGTAATCAAATATTACACGAAGTTTATGATTTGGAATGTAGGAATTATTCTTTCTAACAATTCGTGAGTAATCGTAGTATTGACTTCTCTGCCCCTTATCCAAATCAAACTTGTTGGTAATATCTTGATAATTTCCCAACGCAATTGATTGAATAGTTGAAGATATATCAGACTCTTCAAAGTCAACTACTTCACCTACTCTGAATTTATTCGTATTTAAATACACAAACTCAACATCAGTAGAAGAAACTCTAGTTACAATTTGTGCTATAGCACCACTTGTCTTACCTTTTATTTTTTCACCTAAAATAGAATTGGTGTTTAAAGAAAGACCAGATGGGAATTTGAGAGAATCTAAAGTTGGTAAACTTGAATTATAAGATTCGTGTATTGCGATAACTTTTACAACATCTGGCAAATTCAAAGATATTTCTCTATCTTCTACACGCAATCCATAATATGAGTTTGTTGACAATCCACTAATATTTGTAGATATTCCAGATGAAGTATTCGATATAACTAATTTTTCACTTCTTACATATTCTTTTTGCTTATTTTGAATACCATTTTTTCTAACGGTTACATTTACAACAGTATTTGTAGTTCCAGAAGTCAATCCATTAATGGTAATGTTACCTCCACCGGAATCAAGAGTAAATTGGTCAGAAGTTAGTGTTTCTACAGTGCCATCATTGTAAAAAACACCATATCTTTCTGCATCAAAACTTTCAAAAAATGCACTGGTAATACCAACATCACTAATTGGAATTGTTATGCTTCCTCCAGTAGCATTATAACCACTAAGTTGTTTAGATACTGTTAAATTAGAATTAGAAAGATTTACTGAAGAAACATTGTCCGACTGTATCTTTGAATAAAGACCTCCGATTTCTCTTGCTAATGGTGTTCCAAGGGAAAAAGTTACTTTTTGTGTAGTACTAGGATAACCACCATCACAAACATCAGATACATTTGGAATGTCATTCGCAAGTGTCATAGTGAGACCATCTGCACTAACAGAACTAACTCTGTTGTATGTTTCTGTGCTTAGACCTGAAAGTTGATATCTAATAATAGTATCTGTTTTGATACCGACAAAATTATTTCCTGGGGAAGTTACATTACCAGAATTGTCAATAGTAATTGTATCGGTAATACTGAAGTTTTTAGGCAAAGATTTTTGTAAAACAGTATCTGCAACAAAATCTACAGTAATTCCGGAATATGATGATGCGTCTTGATAAACTGACTTAACATCTTCAATTCCATAAGATTTTGTAGATGCTACAGACCTAGAAACCAACGTGGTTTCATTGATTAAAATTTGTTCTCCCTGAGAGAATACACCTGACACTTGAGTGAGTGTTAATTCGGTCCCAGAAGCAGCATTAACTACATATCCAGTTGCTCCACTACTAACACCCCTTATAAACGAAGTTGCTGGGCACTCAGATGCTGTTAAAGACTTGTTTACTGTCAAGAAAGTATATGTTTGAATGTCAAACATATAAAGGTCCCAATCGGTAGATGCTCCGGAATATGGTGCATCGGATACACTAAAACTATATACCCGAGCATCTCCAATTTTTACACCAGTCCCACTAGTAGTGGAATTTCTTCTTCGACTGTAAAGTTCTATTGGTGTATTTGAATTGACATTGACACCAATATATGGAGTTCCGAAAACATTGTTTACCTTAAGTAAGGTGCCAAATTCAAATGGTACAAGAGATGATGATACATTTTTAGTTTCTCTTGGCTTATCTACATCTAAAATAGTTGTAGAAACTGAGTTAACATCATAACCCTTTACATATGCTCGTCCAGCCGACACTTTGACGGATAGTAAATCATCTGAGGGATTATTTCCTTCATCAGTCTTTTGTTCAGATGAATATACTCCACCATTAGATAATCCATCATTTAAAGAATTATCTACATCAACAATGAAATCATCTAATGAATAGTTTCCAGATTCATCATATGTTCTCTTAGCAATGTAATCCTTGATTATATTATAGACGGATGTATCTTGTAACTTTTTAACAACACCGCCATCAACCTTTAAAAGCTCTACAAATGACTTATCGTCAAAATCAGTTAGACTTTTTTTAGATAGAGATGTAGTTATTCTTAATCTGTCTGCTCCAGGGGCAGAATAATTTGAGAATCCTTTCGCATTATCGTAAAGAGAATTATCGTCTTTTGCAGAAATAACTTTCTCTACAATTGTTAATCCAACCCTATATGATGGTATATCTGAATATGGGTCTAATACTATTGTGTCAGAAGATACGTTTACAAAAGTTCCTCTTATGAAATATACACCTTCACCAATAGATACTGATGATCCTCTTGAACAAGCATCTGAAGATAATAGTGATGCAACCGTGCTTCCTGCAGTTACAGTTGTATTACCATAAGTAAAAGTTTCTTCAGTGATTAATGTCTCACCATTATCAAAATATGAAATTTCATTATTGTCTCCAGACCTTAAATACTTTACAAACAGTGTAAGATTTGTGGTCTCATCAGCAGTTGATGCTGCCAAATATTTGTCTACTTTGGCAACAATTCCTGTGGTTTGTCCCCTTATCTTTTTCCCTACTAATTGACTAGCATAAACTTCAACATCAATGCCAAGATGTTGGTCATTAATTTTTACAGAATAATATTCATTATCATAAGATATATTTCCAGGAATCACCATCGATCCCTCTTTGAAAATATGACTACCAAATGATTCTACTTGATTTTGTAGAATTGATTGTAAAGTCGTTAATTCCCTTGCCTGTACAGGAAATCCTGGTTTAAATAAAACCCTATAGAAATTATCGTCCTTATCAAAATCATCATAATAAGGATTTATATTGAGATTTGTTTTCTGTGGCATTTTTTAGAATTCCAGGATAATTTTAACGTCTTCTTTTTGTCTAGAATTTCTTGAAATCTCTGGGCGGTTATCAAGATAAATTACATCCCCTGACCCTTTATTTATCTCAGGTGATGATAAACCACTTACAAATTCTGAACCAAGAGAAATGGTTTTACTTCCCAGTGTAAGTGTACTGCCAGTAAATGCTACACTTACTTGTTGACTAAAACTTGGTCCGTTGATTGGTTTTGTTGATGATTGAAATTCATAAAGTTGACCTTCAGAACTGACACCAACATAATCTTCAGTATCATATGATACTTGATTTAAGAAAAGAGACCTATCATGAAAATACTTGACAATCTTAGTTTCACTATCAAATGATGCTACATAAGCTTTTGCTTTTCCAATAACACTACCAGAGTTATTGGTCACCTCTTGCTCTATAACATTTCCAACAGATAATGTTTCTGTCGTAGCATTATCAAATTTAATAGATCCTAATGATGAGAAAGTATTTTGGGAATATAATGATGTTGAGTCAACTACTGTTGGATTTTTTATAATCCCTATTTGTCCAAAGTTTGAATTAAGTGGGAAATCTTTTGTTGAATCGTCAAATCTAGTGTACATTAAAATTTTATCCGCACCTAACTCTTTATAAATGTCATATCCATGACCTTTTGATGGTGGAATAATGGGAATCAAATTTGCCTTTACATCAACACTAGAAGAAATTGAATCCAAATCCACCATTCCATAAGTGTATCCACTTCCACCAGAAACAACAGTAACATTACTTATAGTATTATCATTGTCAACAGTGACACTGACTTTTGCTCCAGACCCATC